GAGCACCCTGCTGGCTTCCTGCCGCTTGCGGCTGTAGGGGAAGAAGGCCACGGTGAAGTCACCCTCCGGCAGTTTCGACAGCTCGCGTGCCCACTGCATGGCACTGATGCCGTCTATCTCGCCGCCGTCTGGCACCAACTTGCCGGGTGCTGTGGAATGATGGTTCTCTTTCATGCTGCAAAAATAGTGATTTGTCATATTTCCCGAAAGGACGCATGCCTGCACGGCACACCGATTTCCCAGCGGGGCGTGGACGAAAACGCCGTATATTTTACAATTTTTTCTACAAAATCGCGTAAAACGCCCTGTTTATGGGCATTTTTTCAAAACGTCGATGTAAAAAAGGGCGATTATTATGTGTTTTCGCGAACTTTTTATGCCTTTCGGGCACCCTTTTCGTGGCTTTTCCGGGCATGATGGCACCATGATGGCACAAAAACGGGGAGCTTTCCTCCCCATCCCTGTTTTTGCCAATAGTGGTGTTTTGTCAAGAAAATTCAGTAACGGTACCGCCCTACAGGAAACTGTTGTCCGGCAGGTCGATGGGATAGCTCGACAGCTCCTGCCGGCACTGGTCGGCATAGAGTCCGTAGAGCAGGTAGATGAGTGCCGACGGCAGCTGCGTGGTGAGTCCTGCCTGGTTCTTCAGTGCCTGCTTGCGCTCCGAGGTCTTGTCCAGCTCTATCTTGCCGCCGACTTGCCTTATGGGGCTGACCATGATGGCTGAGCAGAGGTTCTTACACTCGTTCTCGTCGATGCGTATGCGCGGCAGGCCCTGGTACTGCTCGGAGAAGAGCATGAGCAGCAGCTTGTACTGTTGCCAGTAGTAGATGGTGCCCTGCCCCTCGTTGTGCAGCACGACGCTGAATCCCGCCTGCTCCAGCTGCTCCTTCATGAGCCGCGAGTCGGTGGCCACCTGCTCCAGTTCCTCACGGGTCTTGTTACCCGCACGGTCGGGAAAGAGGTGTACGGTCTTGTTCCGGCTGTCGCTGCCGAAGAACACCTGGAACTGGCTTGCCATGTCGTGCTGTGGGTTGGGGGCGTAGCTGAAGAACTCCTTGATGACGTCCAGACGGCTGCCGTAGTCCTTCTGCTGGGCGACGACCAGGCTTGAGAACTTGCCGGGGTCGTAGCCCACCAGCAGCTCGTCGCGGGCGTTGTAGTGCGTCAGGTAGTGGGCGGTCAGCGTGAAGGTGTCGCGGAGGTTGAGCTGGTGTATGAGGTCGTAGCGGTAGGAGTCGCCGAACTGGTGGCGGTGTGGGTCGTAGGCAGCGAAGAACTTATTGGCCACCTCCTTGTGGCGTATGGCGCAGATGCTGGTCAGGAACTCGTCGATGTCCAGCGTGTCGAGCTGTGTCTTGAAGAACTTCACACCTAATATGTCGAGGTTGGAGAACGAGCTGGCACGGGCATAGAAGACGGCATTGCGGCGCATGTCGGCCAGCCGTGGCCGCCACAGGGCGAGGGTGTGCTGCACGCGCTGCTGCTCCAGTCGTATGCGCTCCATGAGCACGGGGTCCTTCGTCTCGCGCAGCTTGCGCCTGAGGTCGAGTTCCTTCAGCAGGTGGCGGTTGACGTGCAGCGACACGGTGACGATCTCGGAGATGAGCTGCCTGTCAACCTTCTTCTCGTACTCCTCGAACCAGGCGTCCTCGCCCAGAACGACGCGTGCGGTGTCCGATACTCCAGTCACGCCGGCATAATATGGCGACTTGCGTATCTCCGCCGAGCCGCCGCGCAGGGCGGGGAACAGGCGTGAGCGCAGCTTCTCGCCGCTGTTGTGCTTCATCTCCTCGACGAAGGCATGGACGGCACTGCGTCCGGCCACGCTCTCCGGCTGGTCGATGCTGACCAGCTGCAGGTGTGCGCCGTTGCGGAACACGATGGAGTGGCGGGGGTAGGTGATGGGGTAGCGTGGCGGACGGAAGTGGGACGGCAGGCGTGACTCGCCGACGACGTAGTCGATGCCGTACTCCAGGAGTGGCCGCTCACGGCCTCCGACGTTCACTATCCGCGAGAACGAGGCCTGGATGTTCGGCCACACGTTCGAGACGAGTGCGACGTAGGTCTTGTGGACGAGGAACATCAGCTCGCCGGGCATGGAGTCGGCCACGCGGATGATGCGCGGCGTGGTGATGCCCTCGGTCTTGCCGGTGGCACGTCCCAGCTCGCAGAAGAGCATGTTGGGGTCGATGACGTTGCACAGCAGCTGGACGTGGTTCATGTACAGCTGCACGACGTCGTCGTGGGTGGTGGCTTCCTGGCTATTCGTCATCGGGCAGTTCCTCCATGGCTTCCGGTTCTTTGATGCCCGCGTCGAGCAGCAGGCGGCGCTTGTCGTCGTCCTCGACGGGCAGTCCCTGGATGATGGCGTAGGCTCCCTCGCTGTTCTTGCGGGCGATGAGCTTCAGATCCTGGGCCTGGTAGCCCAGCAGGTCGGCGGTGACCTCCGGGGAGTAGAGCTGTACGATGCCTAACGAGCGGTCGCTGTCGGCCACCTCGGCGGCACGGCGGCGGCACTCCAGGGCACGCTCCGTGGCCTTCGACTGCGTCTTCAGGTCACCGCTGGCGGCAGCCAGCATGGCTATCTTCTCGAACTGGTCGGCATAGACGGCCTCCCAGACCTTGATGCCCACGCTCTGATCAACGTGGAAGAAGTTCAGGGCTTCATAGACGCGGGCTACGGCGGTGCGCTGCTCCACCTTGACGTGTTGCTTGGCGGCTATGCGCTGGCGCAGCTTGGCGGCACACCGCTGCACGCTGCGCTCCGTCTCGAAGATCTCCATGGCCCACTGCAGCTGCTGCAGGAACAGGCGCAGCTCCGCCGGTATGGCGTCGCACTCACCCGTCGCGAGGAACGTGGCCGTCAGGTCGGGGTGCAGCTCCTGTATGCGTTCGATGTACTTCATATACGGTAAGCTTCTGTTCCGTAGGAGGTCACGCTTCCAAGCGTGACAGGGTTGTGTAGGAGGTCACGCTTCCAAGCGTGACAGGAAACTGCTTGCGCCATGCTGTGTCACGCTCGGCAGCGTGACCTCCTACGGCAGCGTGACCTCCTACGGCAGCGTGACCTCCTAATCGATGCCGAACAGCTCGTGGCGCAGCTTGTCCTCGCGCTCCCGCTGCTCTATCTCCATGAGGCTCTTCACGGCGGCGTTCACGTCGGAGGCCTCCGAGTCGCCGTGCCGGATGATGTCCTTCAGTATGTCCTTGATTTTGTCGTCCATGCCGTTGTCGTTTGTAGGCGGTCACGCTTCCAAGCGTGACAGGGTGTGAATGCTTGCTCCCGGCTTCGTCACGCCTGGAAGCGTGACCTCCTATGAAAGCGTGACATCATGACGTGTCACGGGAGCCTTCCTCCAATACCAGGCGGAACAGTTCCTCCCGCCGCTCGTGGCGGGCCAGGTGCTCACGGTCCTGCTGGCGCTCTGCCTTCCTGTCCTTGCGCTTCAGATAGCTCTTGTATCTTCGGATGTTGTCGAGCGTATTCCTGTGCTGCCTGAGGAATTCCGAGGGGTCGCGGCGCAGGAGCTGCCGCAGCTTCGATAGCTCCGAGCGTCCGCTGAGCAGCGGATGCTCACAGAGGAACTTTCCGGTGTCGTTGAACGACTGCAGCTCGGCGAACGCCTGGAGGTTGCGGATGCGCAGCTCGGCCATTTCCTTGACGGCCTGCTCCGTGGGTTCCTTCTCCAGCTGTTCGTCGAGCTGCTTCATTCGCCGCCAGGTATTGATGCGGTCGTTGTAGAGGATGGTAGCCTGCTGGACGTCCGGGTCGAGGAGGTTCAGCCAGTCTATCCGTGGGTATTCGTCTTCTTTTTGCCGGGGTCCTTCGCCTTTTTTTTTGCCGGCGGGGCGGCTGCTGCTACGGTTTCCTCCACCGTGGCGGATTCCTCCACCGTGGCGGATTCCTCCACCGTGGCGGATTCCTCCACCGTGGCGGCTTCCTCCACCGTGGCAGGTTGCTTGGCCTTGGCAGGCCTTGCCGTTGCCCTGAGGCGGTTCATCACGATGCTGTCGCGGTCGGTGACCTTCAGCAGCTCGAAGAGGATGCCGTCGGCACTGTGCTCCGGCGACACCTTGAACTCCGTCAGCTTCGGGTGGCGCGGTGCCGCCTGTTCCAGCAGACGCAGATCGGCAGCCGCCGACTTGGTGTCCAGCAGCTGCCGATGGTGCATGAGTAGTTCACGTTCGTTGTATAACATCACTTATCGGGTTAGGTAGTGCGAGAGTCCTGGCTATTACTGGGCGGGGACGCCGTCGAGCAGATCCTGGATGGTCTCATAGACGGCCCCGGCGTCGGTACCCGTATGGGCGAATTCCACCAGGCAGTCCAGATAGACGCTGTTGCGCGTGAAGGTCAGCGTGGTGTAGCGTCCGTCGGCGTCGTCCTTCATCTCGGTGTTGTTGAGCACCATGGGACGCTCGGCCTCGCCGAGGATGTGCCACACCTCGTCCTTGATGTGCTTGTAGAGGATGATGAACTTGCCGCCGGCATACTCTTCGACGAACTTCTTCAGTACCGTGCGGTCGCCGCCCATGATGACGGTGAAGGTGTTGGTGCCGGTGGTGGTGACGTCGCCCTTCTCCGAGGTACTGACCAGCGTGGGTATGGTGTGCGCCTCGAAGTAGTGCGCCGCCTGGCCAGGCTTCAGGATGCTCTTGCCGATGACCACCTTGCGGTCCTGGTCGGGCTGGGGGAAGCTGAAGGGACTTGCCAGCTGGTGGGTACCGATGAGCACCACCTGGTAGGCGATCTCCGAGCCGTGGGTGTCGCGGTCGGTGACGTCGTCGATGCTGGCAATGGCGGCCATGGTGGCCAATGACATGCCCATGCCTCCGGCGGCACCGGCAGGCTCGGCCCATGCCCACAGCATGAGGCACACGGCGAAGATCCACAGCAGACACGTCACCAGCTGACGCTGGCGTCTGCTGGCGTACTGGGCGCCCTTGCGGGACAGCCCTGCATTGATGATTGCTTTCTTCATTGTATTACGTTTTTGAGGGTTTGCGATTCAAGAAACGGGTTTGGAGGGTCGCGTCAGCTTCCCTCCGCCCCCGTTGTTCACTGTCAGCCGACGTAGTGCGGGTTGAGGTCGTAGTTGATGGTACGGGTACCACCCACGCAACGCTCCAGCTCCACGAACTTCGTGCCGGCGGCGTTCAGCACCCCCATGAGGTAGTCGCCGACAGCCGTAGGTGTCCAGGCAGCCGAGATCTCCGAGAACTTGTCGCTCTTGGCAATGGTGGTGGCGTTGGTCGTCGAGCCGCACTCGATGACGTAGGCACGTCCCTGCTCGGCATGGTCGATGTCGGTGAGGGCAGTGGCGGCATCGTTGGCGACGGTCTCGAACCAGAAGCCGTCGGCGGCGTCGGCCTTGACGGCATCCTTGGCAAGGCTCGTCGAGAACTTGTTCAGGAAGATCTGCTGCCACTTGTAGGCGTTGGCCTCCAACAGGGCCTTGGTGGCGAACTTGCGGCCCAGGAAGGCGGCTGTGGTGCCCTCCTTCCAGGTGCTCCATGCGCGCACCAGCTCCATCTGCTGCTCGACCTTCAGCCCCAGCATCTCGCCCGGCAGGAACTCCAGGAACTGCAGGTTGCCCGGCTCCTGGATCATCATGAAGGGCAGGCTTCCGAGATACGGCAGCCATACAATCTCCAGATTGGTGTCGGGCACGACGTTGGCGTAGCTGTTGACGCCGGCGAAGTCGGTGTCGAGGTGGAACTGTGTGCGGATGCACTTCAGCCACCAGGGCTTGTGGTTCTCGTTGAGGTAGAGCTTCTTATTGTCGAGCGTCTCGCCGGTGACGAGCTTCGAGCGTACCTCATCGACGAACAGCTTGACGACGCTGACCATCGTGGATTCGGTGTAGGTGCGGAAGGTCTTCTGGGCGTCGTCGGTCAGCAGCAGCTTGTTGCTGTGGACGTAGTCGAGCAGGCGGTACACAATGCCCGTCGATGCGTTCAGGTAGCTGTTGGACATGCCCGTGGCGGGATGGACGTAGCAGCCCACCATGCGGCGGATGTTCTGCTCGCGCTGTGCCTCCAGGAGGCTGTTGAGCATCATGAACTCCACCATGTTCCACTTGATGGGGTCGCTGCCTGAGGTGTTCAGGTAGGCGATGTACTTGCGCTCCAGCTCCTTCATGGGTCCCCACGAGAGCTTGATCATGGCGTCATCGACGTAGCCGCGCTCGTTCTCGATCTGCATCTCGCCCTTGTAGTGCTCGCCGGCCTTCCATGCCTGCGACACCTCGCCGAAGAAGGCGTTGAAGATGATGTCGCTGTCCTGGATGCCGTAGCGCACGGGGAAGTAGTCGGTCACGCGGCGGATGGCCAGCACGCGGCCGATGATGGCGTCCTGACGGCGGACGACGAACTGAGTAGCCAGGTCGCCGAGGTTGGCGACACCGGGTGAGTAGGTGGTCGAGAACTGACCCTCCTGAAGTGCCTTCAGGTCGGCGGTCAGCTTGTTCTCCTGCAGGTAGCGGGCACGCTGCACGAGGGCACGGCCATAGTCGCCGACGGCCTGGCGCAGCTGCTGCTCCACGTCGTCGCCGGGAGTACCTAAGGCGGCGGCCATGCCGGGGTTGGCGGCAATCTGGTTCCAGCGCAGCTTCATGCTGTACATGGGTGCCGAGACACCGAACAGGTACTCCGGGGTGTTGCCCAAGCCGTGAATGCTCACGACGACGGCACCCTTCTGCTCAGGTACGTCGTCGGCAGGCTTGGCGGCCAGCTTCTCGACTTTCTGGCCGAGACTGTTGATGGCACCGATGACACCGTCCATGCTGACGGCCTGGGAAGCAGACTCTCCAGTGGCAGGGGCTGCTTCCTCGCCGCCACCGGCTTCCACGACGGCAGCGTAGATCTGGTTGAGCATCTCCTGCTGCTGGGCACTGGCTGCCTCGGCCTGGATGTCGTCACGCAGCGTCACCTCATAGTCACGCTGGTAGGCATCCAGGATCTGCTGCAGCTCCTCGTGGCTGAGCGTCTTCGACTCAACCTTGGCAGTGAGGCCGAGGACCTCGACCACCTTCTTGAACTTTTCTTTCCAATTCATAACTAACAATAACTTAAACTAACAAAACGATGAAAAACACTATCACAAAAGGTTGTACAAGGCCTGCGTATCCTGCTCCTTGGCACGCCACTGCGCGCCCATGGAGCGGCACTCCCCGACGGCTTCAGCCAGCGTGCGCCGGCCGTCGCACAGCCCCACCTCCTGGGCAGGCTGCGTGTAGAACGTCTCGCCACGGAGCACGGGGGCGTCGTCGGGCAGGGCGGCCAGGGCGGGGCGCATGGCACGCACCTCGGCCAGGAAGGCGGCGTTGAGCGGGTTCAGCACCTGCTCGACATACTGGCGGGGCTTGCCGTCCGTCAGGTCGTCGAACATCTTGTTCTTCAGGTCGCTGTCGTCGGCCTTCGCCTCGACGAGCCGGATGCCCAGCTTCTCGTAGTAGGGCTGGAAGTCCCAGAAGCTGACCATGGTGCCGATGCAGCCCACGAAGTCGAACTGCGTGGTGGCATACACGCGGCTGGCGTGGCATCCGATGTGGTAGGCTGCCGAGCACATCGTCTCGTAGAGCGTGACGACGGGCTTGCGCAGCTGGCGCATGGTCTCCGACAGGCGGTCCAGGTAGTAGGCATCGCCGCCGGGGGAGTTGACGTGCAGCAGGTGGCTGGTGACCTGCGGGTTCTGGTCGGCCTCCATCAGGTCGCGCTCCAGCTGCTTGGTACTGAAGTGCCAGCGGCTGTCGGCGAGGATGACACCCCACACGCGGTGATAGGCCACCGAGTCCAAGGGCAGATCCACATTGCCGTAGTCGTCGGTCAGCAGCTGCTGCCAGTCGCCGGGCTGCTGCTGGCGTATCTGCTCCAGTGCCTCGTGCCGTTCCTCGGGGTAGGTCTTGTCCTCTGCGAACAGCACCGCCTGCCCCGGCAGGGGGAAGCTGCCGACCATCAGCCGGCGGTAGCCGTCGGCTGAGATCAGCAGCGGACGTGAAGACAGGAGTCTCGACTGTATCTCGTTCATATTCGTATCAGTACAGGTTTCCGGTGCAAATATACTATAATTACTACGCACGCGTAAGGACAGCCACGGGGCAGGCCAGCGGGTCGTGATCCGTCTCGCACTCGAAGCGCAGCTCGGCGGTGTTCAGGTAGCGGGTGAACAGCACGCGGGCGGGCATGTCGTCGGAGCCGAGACGGTACTGGGTGCCCTCGTTGTCCCACACATCGACGACACAGCTGCGGCGGAAGCGGAAGAAGACCTGGGTGGCAGCCGGCGGCAGTTCGACGGTCACCGTCTTGTCGCACTTCCAGTAGGTGCCGCCGTCGTCGCTCTCACACGACAGC